GTGATGTTGGCAAGTATGTACAGGTTGGAAAAAGCGCTTCGATAACAATCCCTGATGCAACGTTTAGCGAAGGTGATGTTGTATCAATTTTCAACAACACAACCGGCTCCATAACGATTACTTGCAGTATTACCACGGCCTACATTGCTGGCACGGATAGTGATAAAGCATCGGTGTCGTTAGCAACTCGTGGCGTTGCAACAGTGTTATTTATCAGCGGTACGGTATGCGTCATCACAGGTAATGTGTCATGACAGGCATCCTTAATTTATTGTTGGGTGGCCAAACCCTTTTGCCTACACCCACTATTGACTACTTGATTGTTGGTGGCGGTGGAGCGGGTGGAAGCGTTGGTGCGAGTGGGGGCGGACGTGGAGGTGGAGGAGCAGGTGGTTTTCGTACGGCTTCTTCGCAAAGCGTCAATTCCACCCAGACGCTAACAATTACTGTTGGAACCGCTGGAGCTTATGACAGCGCAGGAAACGGAGGGAGTGGTGGTAATTCATCTATTACAAATCTAGGAGCATCTTCTCCTTATTCAACTGTAACGTCTGCAGGTGGCGGTGGCGGTGCTGGATATAACGGCGGAGATCCTGCATTTAAAGACGGTATTGCAGGTGGGTCTGGTGGTGGGGCTGCGCAAACTGGTACAGGTGGTGCTGGAAATACACCGTCAACTTCACCTTCTCAGGGCAATAACGGTGGCGCTGGAGGGACTACTGCTGGCGGTGGAGGTGGTGGTGCTGGCGCAGTTGGAGTTAACAGTTCTGGTGCCAACGGCGGCAACGGCGGGGCCGGTTCAGCCGCAAGTTCATCGTTAGGCGGCGGGACTTATGCCGGTGGTGGAGGTGGCGCTGGATATAACGGCGGCACTAATGGCACCGGAGGTTCTAGCATTGGTGGTGCTGGAAGCCAAGGCGGCACGCAGGGTGGGGCTGGCGCAACCAACACGGGTAGTGGTGGCGGTGGTGGCGGTGGGCCAACTGCCACAAATGGCGGCAACGGGGGCTCTGGTGTTGTCATTATTGCTTACCCAGATTCCTATCGCCCAGCATCAACAACCGGATCGCCAACAGTAGTTGTGTCTGGTGGGTATCGCCGTTACACGTTTACCGGCAACGGTTCCATTACATTCTGAGGTAGCACATGGCTCATTTCGCAAAACTAGATGAGAGCAACAATGTGCTTGAGGTGCATGTTGTTCACAACAATGAGCTGCTTGACGAGAACGGTGTCGAGCAGGAACAGAAAGGCATTGACTTTTTAGTTGCGTGGTCTGGTGGTCATCCGCACTGGAAGCAGACCAGTTACAACGGCAATTTCCGCAAGAACTATTGCGGCCCAGGTTGGACATACGACACAGCGCGGGATGCGTTTATTCCACCACGTCCGAGTGATGATGCAACGCTTGATGAAGCGACATGTCAGTGGATTGTTCCTGTTATTGACCTTGGTTTAGGGGCAGATTCGAGTGAATCTGGAGACTCTATCTAACGTTGTTTTTGGTGATAGCGATGGCTTGCGCGAGATGCTCTTTGAAAATGCCGTCCAGCACCAGACTTTTGCGAATCAGCTTGCGGATACGGGGATATTGATACCTCGGTTCCCTATAGCCGATGCTGACATTGAGGACTTGGACGATTGGCTGTGGGCGCATTCAGTAGAGCATAACGCGCTTGCAGAGCAGTTAGGGTTGGAAAACCCGTTTGACTTGTTTGATACGGACTGGAACCAGGAAGATGACTTTTATGAATGGTTGCAAGGCCATTTATTGATTCACCAGCAAATCATCAATGCACTAGGACTGTAAATGGCAACTACTCGACGACTACTTGACGACCCGACGATGGTTGACAGTCTGATTCAAGAAGTCGGCGTAAATCCTGCTGCATTACCTTCAGCTAATGAGCAAGCAACAGCGGTCAGAAATCTTGGCCCAGGCATGTCATTGCCCAACCCTTTTGCTGGTGTAACTGACTTTGGAACTAAACAGGTTCCTATTGAAAATGAACAAGGTGTCGTTGGGTATGAAACTCAACCAATGACAGCGCTTGAATGGTTGTCTCAAAATGTTGATGCTGCAAACCCAATTTATCAAGCGCTTGTAGGCCATACGAGCACGAGTATTACGCCTTATACCGATGTCAATGGCAACCAGTTCTATCACATTGCTGGCAAAACAGGTGGCCCAGATCGTGAGCGTTATGCGCAGATGTATGCTGTGCAAGGTGATCAGCTTGTTCCTGTAGGTGAGGGGCAATTCTATAAAGGTGAGCATCCAGATCAAGCCTTCAAAGATTTTGTTGGCATGGCTGCTGGATTGCTTGCGGCTCCTGTACTTGGCCCTTATGCCTCAGCTATTGGCAATGCGCTTGGTATTACTAATGCGGCAGTAGCTCAAGTTGTTGGGCAAGGCATTATCAATACAAGTATTCAGGTCGCTCAAGGCGTACCGATTGAAACAGCAATAAAACAAAACATTGCAAGCTCACTTATTCCCAATGTCGTTGGCAATCCGATTATTGATAACGCAGTGAGAGCCGCTGCTGGTGCTCAGCTTATGGGTGGCAATGTTGAGAATGCTGTTGTTAACTCATTGATTGCTTCTGGCGCTCAATCACTTGCGGGTGACTTAAGTATTACTGGTGATAGAACGATTGATAGCGGTTTGGTTTCAGGTGGGACAAGTATTGCGCAAGCATTAGCTACTGGTGGCGACCCAGGTCAATCTTTTATACAAGGCTTTACAAGAGGCGCATCAACCGCCATTAATCAAGATGAGGCAAGAGATGCAAGAGCTACATCAGGCGCTGGCTTTGTAGGTGAATACGAAGATTTATCCGGTGCTGGCCCTGTTGATTACGTCATGGGTGAACGTGACCCAGCGTTAGTAGAGGCCGGTTTCTTTGATACGACTCGCGGCATCTTGCAATCAGGTCTTGCTGAACTTGGCAGGAGTTGGTTGTCGGCAGGTCAGCAACTTGGTATTGCACCTGAAAGATTGCAACGTGCTATTGACTATCTAAAAGTCATCGAAGAAGGTGGTGAAGCGCTTATACCTGCTGATGTGAAACAACAGCAACAAGCCTTTATCAATCAAATTTATGCCACGGCATCTAATCCGAATGCAACTACTACCGAGATAGCAAAAGCTGTTATTGAAGCGACTTTGAATAATCCGCTTGGCTCGCTAACGCTTGTTAGTAAAGAGCTTGCGCAAGAGCTACCTCAACTACTTATACCTGGTAGAGCCGCAGCACTGGTTGGCAGTTTTGCGCTCAACATCGCAGAGTCTGCTGGCAATCAAGCCTTGCAAAAGATTGACGAGTTGCGTGCGGCTTACCCGAACCTTACAACAGAGCAATTGGTTGCCGCTGCAAGAAACGATGCTGGTGTTGCAGGCGCAGTAACCGCTGCCATGAGCTTGATTCCTGGTGCCGGTTCTAAGTTACTAAATCCACTTAAAGAGAGTTTTAATGAGTTTTTAGAAGAAGGTCTTACAACCTATCTTCTTACCGGCGATAAGAGCAAAGCGCTTGGCAATGCTGTATTAGGTAGTGTTCTTGGCGGCAAGACAACCGCTGCTGTGCAAACTGGTGAAGAGATTGCTGCTGCCGGTCAAAATATTGCACAGCAAGGATTGCCCTCGCTTGGCACGATTACAGTTCGTTCAACGCCGTTACCTGCTGATCAAGCACCTGCTGCCGGTGGAACATTAGCAATTGAACCTGTTGTCGCAGCAAGAACAGGTGGTCAACAAGTTATTCCTAGTGCGCCTAATACGGCAGTTGTTATTAGCACCGACCCTGCTAGCAATACAGCGTTGGTGATTGATAGTTCTGGCGCAACAAAGATTGTTAACGCAACAGATACTGCAACTGGCGCACCAGTAACGCAAGGCCAATCACTCACGATTACTGCTGGCAATCAACTTACGTCTGGCGGTGGCCCGACGACAACCCCGACTGTTAGCGGCCCAGCCACAACAGGCCCAGCCACAACAGGCGGCGTGCCTGTATCGACAGAGGTTGCGCAAACCGGAGGTGATGGTGCAGATGTAGGAAAGCCGACAGCGCCCATATCAGCAGCCCCGTATAGTGCCAATGTTCCTGCTACGCCAGAGGTAGTTGCTGAATTACTTGCACTAAAAGGTTTGCCATCTAGTCCTGGTGCTATTCGCATCTTGCTTGCAGGCAATCCGACTGTTGCTCAGGTAGGACAAGAAATTGAAGTCTTGTCTGAGATGGTTCGCCAAAGAGGTGTTACTCAGCAGCCAAGTACGCAACCAGCAGGCACGCCAACGGTATCAACGGGTCAGCAAGGCGGGCCTACAGTTATCACGCAAGGTGGTACTGAAACAAAACCTGCCACACAACCAACAACCACGCCTGCCACACGACCGACTACTACTCCGGCTGTCACACCGACTACACAGCCTTCAGTGACAGAAACGATTGACTTAACTGGTACAACAGGAAGAGTCAATATCGATACCGTATCCCCTGTCGATACAACAGGTCAAGATACAACCTTCTTAGATACAACGCCTACAGGCACTAGACCTGTTGATACCGGCCCTGCGCTTGATACTGGCCCCGCAGAAGAAACAACACCGACCTATGGTGAAGATGACGACATCATACGTTTCTTGGGTTTAGACAGAATTGAAGAACAACCTGTAGAACGTGCAGAACCTGTTGCAGAACCTGAAGATACAACGCCAGGTGCTGTTGCAGGCCCAGCAGATGTGGCTACAGAAGAACAACTTGCAATTGCACCAAGACCCGTGTATACGCCAAAGCCAGGGACAAGGGTTGTAGATACAGGGTCAAGTATTTTGCCGACCAGAGTGCAGTTGTCTGAAGGCATGGGTGATGATGTTGAAGGTACTGGTGAAGAAGAGCAGCAACCAGTATGGAACGTTAGATCATTAAAACTGCGTCGAGCATTAGGAATCTGATCATGGCAAAGCAACTTGCAGCATTACTTGGTGGTGTCGATATACAGCGATTAGCTGAGTTAGTGCGGCAGCATGGGCGCGGCAAAGACACGGTGTTAGCACACATTACGCCTAGAGAAGCAGAGATGCTTAAGGCTAATGGTGGCTCTGGTGCAATCAATCCTATGACAGGATTACCTGAGTTTCAGGAAAACCCAGAGAATTACGGTTTCGGTTATGAAGGCGCTCCATTTTCAATGCCTGTATCTACGCCAGATATACAACAAGGTTTTACTTACGATACTTACGAAGCTCCTTCTGCTTCACCAGGCTTTGAACCTGCCATGCAAACTCAAGGGTTTACTTACGACACGTTTGAACCAATTGCTGCGCCGCAACGATTGCCGTCTGACATGGGCATTCCTGATGTTCGTTACTATGATGCAAAACAGATGCAAATGGATTTTCCAGCATCGGAAGAGCCAAGGTCTATGCAAGAACGCATCATGGGCGGCGCAAAGCAAGTGCTTGGTACGAGAGAAGGTTTAGCAGGTCTTGGAACAGCCGCTGCAATCTATCAAGCAAGACAGGCTGGTCAGCAAGCAAGACGTATGCAAAATGAGTTAGCGGCTATTGGTGCGCCGCAACGAGCATTAGGTCAACAAATGATTGCGGCTGGTCAGCGCGGTGAGATTACACCTGTACAGCGTCAGCAGCTTGAAGCGTTGGCAGCAAGAGAGCGCCAGCAATTAGCGCAGCGTGGTTTAACTTCTGGTACCGCAGCGCAACAAGCGCAGGCTCAAGCTGTGATGAGAGAGCAGCGTGCAGCTCAAGATGTACTTGATCAAGGCTTAAAGATTGCGGGCATTGGCGATCAGTATCAAGCGGCGGCTATTAAGGCTGGTTATGCTGCCGATCAAGCTACACGCGACATGCTAAATACAACGCTGACTAACTTGTATCGAACGATTTACGGCACGACAACAACGCCTGTTACGACATCAACGACTGCAACTGTTCCTGGTAAAGGCTAATCATGGCAGCACTAAATGATTTGACGAGCATGGCTGATCCTGTAACCCGTGCGTTACAGCGCATTGGTACGCCAGAGAAAAGCAATAAAAGCATTGATGCAATGACTCAAGAATCATTGAGGAAGCGTATTCAGACAGGCGAGATGGCTAGGGAAGAATTGCCGTCATTAGCTATTGAAAGGCAAAAGCAAGCTGAAGAAAGTTTCACAGAACAGGCTGGTTTAAGAACTGAAGCTGCTAAACGAAAGAAAGAACTTGGTGAAGAATTTGCGTTTAAAGCTAGAGAGCTATCAGAAGCGCCTGAGTACAGACAAAAAGAAGTGCCAATATTTGAGCCTTCTGTTGCAAGCGTAGAAGACTTGCAAAACGTTATGGGCTTAAGCATTGTCGCTGGTCTATTAGTTGGCGGTGCAACAAAACGAGCAGGCAATCTTGGTCTTGCGGCGCTTAACGGTGCAATGGAAGGCTTTCGCCAGGGTAGGCAAGATGTCTTTAAGCGTGAATTAGATGTTTTTGGCAAACAAGTAGATGCCATTAAAGAAAACAATAAGTTGTTGCTGGAACGATTTAACCGTGCAATGAGTTTATTAGAGACAGATCGCAAGGCTGCTGAAGGAGAGCTTGCGGTTCTTGAAGCAGAGACTGCCAATTCTGTAGCTAAAGGGTTGTTAGCTCAAGGTAGGTACTCTGAAGCAGAAAAGCTATTTCGAGATGCTGTTGCTACCGGTGATAAGGCTGCTGACTTTAAGTTGCGGATGCAAGAGAAAGCGCAAGCAGCAGCTTTAGCACAGCAACAAAAACAATCGCTTGCTGCTCAAAATTTTGTTTTAAAGTTGGCTGAATTTAACCGCAAGGCAGAGCAAGATCAGGCGAAAACTACATCTTTAGGAGTAGAAGAAAAGAAACAGCTTAGAGGTTTAGATAACCTTAAATCTGAACTTGAAGACTTGCAACGAATCGTATTGCAAAACCCTGATAAATTTTTTGGTTTTGGTACGGATGCAGTTGGCAATATTGTTGCTGCTTACCGAGAAAAAGTTCTTAAAGACCCAGAAATGTCTAACTTTATTAGACGTTTTGAAGCGTTTCAAATTCCTGAGAGGCATGAAAAATTTGGCGCAACATTGATGGGTAACGAAAAAGAGTCATGGCGCAGGTCTATTATTGGCCCAGGCAATGATCCTTCTGCTATTACAGAATACTTCACGACTAAGTTGATGATTCTTGACCGAGCAAGAAATAACATCATCAATAGTCCTTATCGCTCATCTGCGCCTACTAACGCTCAATCTCAATTAGGAACGGCAGCCCAACAAGCCGCTGGTATGGGCGTTAACCTTGGGCCATTTGGTTCAATGACGTTCCAGCCTCCGGCTCGCCAACCGGCGCAGACTGGTGCAACTTCTAGCGACATTGCAAATCAACGTGCGGAGGCTAACGATGCTATTAGAAGAGGCGCTCCAAGAGATGCGGTTGCTCGCAGGTTTAAAGAAAATACAGGGCAGGAGTTATAAATGAAAGGCTATGAAGACCTTGTTCCTGCTAAGAAAAGCACTGGGTATGATGATTTAATTCCTGAAAGCAAGACTCAGGAAGCGCTAGCTCAGATTCCTGGTGGCGCTAAGTCAGCACCTGGAACTTATTCAAGCCAAATTCCTGAAGGCCCGTCAGTCTTTGAGCGTGGTTTGCAAAGCGTTGCTGCCGTTCCTTTTATTGGCGGTGGAGCAAAGTTAGCGCAAATGGGTTTGGGTGCTCAACGTCTATATGGTACTAGCACTGCTAGTAGAGTTGGTAGTCAACTTCTTTCTGCGATGCAACCTAAAACTGTAGGCGAAGCAGCCAAGATGGCAGGTGGAGCTTTTGCTGCTGGAACGGCTGGAGGTGTTGCAGAACAAGCGGCTAAAGCGCAGGGCGCAGGGCCAGTAGTTACACAGCTTGCTGGCATGGCTGGTGAAATGGTTCCTTCTGTGTTTTATCCAGTAGGCAGGGCTATTGAACGAGCTATAACGCCTTTAGTTCCATCAATGCGTCAACAAGTTGCAGAAAGTCTTACGCGAAGACTGCCAGAGACTGTGCGAGAAGGCGGCATTCCTGAGATGGGCCAAACAAGACAGCAACGTCTTGCAGGCGCTAAAGAACAGCTTCGAGGTGGTGCAGGCGCTGGTGATGCAGCAACGGTAGCAAGACAGCTAGAATTAAATGCTGAGAACTTAATTGCGCAAACTCAAAGAGCTTCTGCCGAACGTATACAAAGACTTAATCAGCAATTTGATTCAAGCATACGTCGTATACAAGATGAGGCGGTCAGGGCTGCTGAAACTCGGTTAAACAATGCGATTCGTGCCGCTGGTCAAATTCGCATAAGGGTGCAAGGCCAAGGCGATGAAGCTATACGTCAAGCAGAATTGCAAGCAAGGCAAATTGAAAATCAAGCCTTTCAACAAGCGCAGCAAGAAGCAGAAACAACCCGCAGGCAAATTGATGACCTAGTTCGCAGGCAGGCGGAAGCTAGGCAAATGGCTGCACAAGAATCTGAGCGTGCAGCAGGTGGGTTTGGTGCTTTTGGTGAAAGAGTAACGCTTACGCCTATTGGTCAAGAAGCTAGAGATGTTGCTGCTGCAAGACTTGAGTCGTTAAAAGGAACTAGGGCAGCTCAAGTTAAAAGTGATTTGGATGAAATCAATAAGGCGGTAACGGCTCGCGGAAGTCAAAGCGCTGCTGACGTTCCTTCCGCAACAGAGTTCAGCGATTTAATTAAACAAAAACTTGGCGGTGGTGCAGCGCCAGGTCAGGTTGACCCGCAAAGAGCGCCAGCGTTAAGAAAACTGTTGGGTGATGTAACAGGAGTCACTCAACAAGTTGATGAAGCAACAGGCCAAGTTATGACAGTTACTAAGCCTGTTTCGTTTAATACGTTGGAAGAAATTCGTAGACGTTTAAGAGACAGGTCTTATGGTGCTGATGAAGGTTTTGCTGCTATAGGCGCTACAGAGGCAACGCAGCTTGCAAACGCTGTTGAAAAGATGCAGCGTGACTTTGTTGGCAACGATCTAATGGGACGTTACTTAACAAACTACTCGCAAGCTAGCAAGCCAATCAACCAGTATTACACCTTGCAAGGCAAGGTTCTTACTGAGCAAACACCTTTCGGCGAACGATTTATTACTGATCCAGTAAAGATTCCTTCCAAGCTATTTAGCTCGCAAGAAAGTGTAAGGACGTTTACCGATCTTGTTGGCGGTGATCAAGCGTTAGTTAACAACCTTGCATCAAAATACCTTAACGATCAGATGAGAGGTGGCACAGCGCAAGATGTTGCTAGAGTCATTGATAGCAATCGAGACTGGTTGGCGCTTCCTCAGTTTAGCAACCTTAGATCGCAACTAACAAACTTGCAGACAAATTTGGCGCAAGCCGAAGCAGGTGCGGTTAGATTTGGCGCTGCTGGTAAAGCGGCAGAAGCAGAGATAGGTCAGCTTGCAAGAAAACTGCAAGAACCTACTGCGGCAGCTATTCCAAAGGAAGCTGTTACTGCAAGAGAAGCTGGGGCTAGAACAGCTAAAGAACTTTCTGAAGCGGCTGCCCAGCGAATATCAAAAATATTAGGGCCGAGGGAAGAGGCTGTTTCGCTAGCCAAGAAGGCTAGAGAACAAAGAGAGACGGAGCAACTCGTTGCTGGCAGACAAACGCTTGATAAAAGAATTTCAGAAATTGAAAAGCAAACCGCTGATGAAGTAGATGCAATACGAAGAAATCTTACCTTTGGCGACAAGAACGCTACTGATGCGTTTACTCAACGATTGACTGGAACAAGTAGCCAAAAAGATATTGAGGCTATGGCAAACGCTGTGCGCCAAGTTCCTGAATCTGCCGAGGCGTTTAAGTCCGCTGTAAGAGAAAGCCTATCTCGTGTTGATGAGAACAGGCTCTTGAGCATGTTTAATCGAAACATAGAACCTGCGCTGCGAGCTTCTGGCTTGTACAAACCTGATGAGTTAGCAGAAGTTCGTGCGTTAGTTGAAGCTGTTGATACGGCAAGGCAAGCAATTGCTAGAGCAACGGTTGCTGCTGGTAAAGCAGTCGGAACCATGACTCCTGAACAAGCGTTTACTGACGAGATTCGCAAAGAAGTTCTTAAGGCAAGAACTGGGCAATATACAGTTTCAGGCGTATTGGCTCTTGGAGGCGCTTTGGCAGGTCTTGGGGGTCAAAGTCTTTATACCGCTCTCGGTATACCAGCGACAGCAGTCGGAGGTTTGTTTGGAGCGCAAGCGCTTCGAGGCGACTATGGTGCAGCACTAAGACGAGCTGTTGCAGGTATCGTATCAAACCCTCAAGAGTTACGCCGAGTTCTTGAAACGCCTGAGCGTCAGCGCCCTGGTTTTATTATGAGTTTAGCTAGAAACATACTCTCAGCAGAGGCTGGAACGGGTGCTGCCGACATCATGTCATTGATTGGAGAAGAGAATGCCGCTGAAAAAAGGTAGCAGTCAAAAGACGATCTCAACTAACATTGGTGAGATGGTGCGCAAATTCAAAGATACTGGCAAGATTGGTACCAGTCGCCCTGGCAGTAAACGTGCAGCAGTCAAGCAGGCTGCGGCAATAGCCTTATCCACAGCTCGCAAAACGAAGAGAGGTATGCGATGAACTACGATGCAATGATGAAAGCAGAAGGCAATAAAGAGATGATGAAGCGCCAAGAAGCACAGGCTGCTGAGGCTGGTCGCAATGAAGTGGCAGGCTCTGAGTCTGCGCAGCGTGCGCTTGGCCGTGTTCCAGCACAGAAGATGCCTGAGCGTCAGCCAAAGCGTCGAATGACTCGATGAAGAAAAAGCAAGCGGGTATTAACCCAGCGCTAGAAGAAGCGATTAGTAAGTTACTAGCAGAGGTCATGGCTGACCCGCAGGCTTCGATGGTTGATAAGACGCGAGTGATTGACCGAGCACTGAAGTTAGAAGCGATTCGGTTGAAGGCAGATGATGCAGCATGGGGAAGTGGTTTTATGAACCATGATGAAGATGAAGAGAGTTAAGGTAATATCTGCGAACCTTAACTAACCATGGGGCTGAACATGGACTCGACATTTTTGAAGGTAGTACGGATTGCATTGAAGATTGTCACGGCTAGAATCTTGACGATCTTCTCGCTAGCGATGACATTTGCTCTTGCATGTTGGACAATGTGGGGGCCGAACTACGAGCGCATTGCAACGCTCAGTATCTTTGCGGTTGCGGTGTTTTTACCCTCCTTGATCAAGGAAACAAAACATGATCAGCATGATGAAAGTAGTGAGCAAACAAGTTCTAGTTAAACCTGTTGCTGCCAAGCCTAAGCAAGTCACTCCTAACTTCCAGCCTAAGTTCACCAATGGTGCTCCCTGCTATGGCACGATGACTGCGGCAGAGCAGTGGGGGACTAAGCGTGGCAAGTAATATCGCCTTTCAGGCAACGGGTGCTTCTGTTCTATTAACCGCTGCTGCAACATCCTCGAATGTGCAAGTGACGGTTGATACGCCAGCCCAGCAATACGCCATTACAAACACTGGAGAAAATGCTGTTGCCATTGCCTTTGGCAGAGATAACACGGTAACAGCGGCGTTTCCTACTTCTGGCACTGCACAGGATGTGCATGTGATTCCTGCTGGTACACGAGTTGTTCTTACGGGCATTCAATGCTCTGCAAGCAATGTCGTTTATGTTGCAGGCATTGCAGCGTCTAGCACTTGCCTTTGCTACATCTGTCCTGGAGAGGGTTTGTCGTAAATGGAAATCTCGCTTTCAGTCGTTTTGCAAGCTCTGATTGGCGCAGGTGCCGGTGCTCTTGGTGCTTACATTGCTATTCGATCTGACTTAGCAGATTTGAAAGCAAGAGTTGAAATACTGCATGACGCAACCAACAAGGCACATTCGCGCATCGACCAGTTGTTTAGCAAGTAATGTTTGAGTTACTTGGCGGCGGTCTTCTAGGTTCTATCTTTGGTGGTCTATTCAGACTAGCACCAGAGATACTGAAGTATCTCGACAAGAAAAACGAACGCAGCCATGAGTTGAATATGTTTCAACTACAGACTGATCTTGAGAAAGTCAAAGGTCAGTTTCGTATGGAAGAAAAGTATGTTGATTACTCTGTTCAGCAACTGGATACGATTAAAGCTGCCTTTGAGGAACAAGCTCAGACAGCTAAAGAAGCAGGTAAGGTGGTGGCTGCTATTTCAGCTCTGGTTCGCCCTGGCATCACCTGGTCACTGTTCTTTATGTATGCAGCAGTCAAAGCGTCTACGATGGTATTGGCGTTTCAAACACAAGCGCCTTGGCATGAAGTTATTCTGAAGTGTTGGGATGAAGATGACTTCGCACTCTTTAACATGTGCGTGTCATTCTGGTTTGTTGGTCGCAGCATCGAAAAATATCAGAAGTGAATGAAGGCATTAAGCTCTCGGTTGATGTGCTCATTAAACCGTTCGAGGGCTATGCTCGCAGACTTCCCAATGGGGATTGTGTTGCTTATCCTGACCCCGCTACTGGTGCTGAGCCTTGGACTATTGGCTATGGTTCTACTGGTAGTGGGATTGGCCCAGGCACTATGTGGTCAAAAGATCAGGCCGAGCAGCGTCTTCAGGAACATGTCAGATACTTCAGTCAAGGACTGGTAAGACTCTCACCCAAACTCTTGCAAGCCTCGCCTCGCCGCTTTGCAGCAGTGCTATCTTGGGCTTATAACTGTGGTCTAGGTAACTACCGCATCAGTACCTTTAAGAAGCGTGTGGATGCAGGCGATTGGGATGGTGCTGCCAGTGAGTGCTTGAAATGGAATAAAGCTGCTGGTAGGGTGTTACCAGGGCTAACAAGACGCAGGCAAGCAGAATCGATGCTGATGAGGTAATCATGGCAAACCCAATCTCAAAGACCACCAGAGGCAAAGGCAGGCACTTCCAGTCTGTGTCAGAAGGTGGTGGCATGACAGAAGCCGGTAGGAAGGCTTATAACCGTGCTACAGGCTCTAATCTGCAAGCACCTGCACCCAACCCTCGCACGCCTAAAGAACGTGCCAGGAAGAAGAGTTTCTGTGCAAGGTCACAATCATGGTCTGGCCCAAGAGGCAAGGCTGCTAGACGACGTTGGAGGTGTTAAATGAAACCAGGTCTATACGCAAACATTCATCGAAAGCAAGCAAGGATTGCTGCTGGTAGTGGCGAGCGGATGAGGAAGGTCGGTAGTAAAGGCGCTCCCACCGCCAAAAATTTTCGAGAAGCTGCCAAGACTGCCAAAAGAAAACCCCGTCGCTAGGACGGGGAAAAGGCTCGTCGGGAAGCCACTTGAGGGGTTGAGGCTGTCTGATAACGCCTGCCTCCGGCGTAACCTAACTCTCAGACTGAGCGGAGACACTACAATTCATTCTGCATCAGTAAGATAGCATCGTCAAGCCTGAACACTGCCAGGCTTTCCTTGCCATCACCTCGGCAAACAACCACAGGTATTTGCTTGCCATCTGCTGAAACAATGGCTTGCTCCATCCACTCATAAAGAGCAATCTTCCTACGACGTTTGCATTCGATCATAAACGGCCCTAGATCGATGTCAGAGCCACCATCTCTTGCTTGCCCTAGTACACGGGTTACTTTCGTTCCCAATCGATCTGAGAGCGTTTTACAGACTTCTCGTTCGTAAGAAGCGCCTCGGTCTTTGCCTAGCTTGCTCAATTGATTTGCTTCCTTAAGAGGTTGTAAGCGTGATGCCTGACTTCATCATTGACAGCATAGCCAAGTAAGTCTGGGTCACACAATGATCGAAGGAACTCATCGCGCGTTGAAAGCATGTGCTCTAGCTTTGCACAATGCGATCTTAGTTCGTCATTTAGTTCTCTTAATGTCTGAATACGCTCTTGATCGGTTATGTTCATGCCATGTCCTCTCTGACTGAATCGTCATAGGCTTCGATGTAACGACGCTGACCCTCTCCTTTTAACCCTTCATAGGTTGTAAATCGATGACCGCAAGCAACACATCTACGCCTGCGAGTCACCCATGTATTAGCAAGATTGTCTCTGTCGTAGTAGCGCCGTGAATCAAGTACGACGCTATCGTTCAATTGACCCTCTGTTGCACACTTAGGGCATATCATGGTCAGAACGGCACATCGCTGTCTGAGCTGTAAACCTCTCTGGCTGCTGGTGGTGCATCACCTGGCTTCCAGTTGTTGACCTTGATCGAGATCAACTCACCCCAGTTACCACGCCTAGTCCACCCAGATAGTTTGATAACGTCACCACGCTTGTAGTCTTGGTCTTCAATGAGCAGGCCATCTCTGTCTGGTGCTTTCTCATGCTTCTTGTTCTTAACGTTGTAGATTGCACCTTGTCCTGGTTGATGTTCATAAGCCATGTTGTTTCCTTATTAAGTGATAGTTGGCAAATGTCTTGCCGTTTTGGGAAGTAATCATCTGTGTGTTGATAATGTGACCTGCTTTTCGTAAGTCATCGACTCTGGCTGCGAGCCGTGTCGTACCGATTTCAGCATAGGCTTGCAATTGGTTAAGCGGCCCATGATGCAACCGCTCAAGCACTGCTTCAGTCTGTGTCATTCGTCGAACGCCACTTCGAGGTCGTCTTTCATCTCGTCCAGAGTCACAACCTTTTTTGTGACGTAAGCCTCGACCTCATGATCGTGACAGCGCTTCTTAAATTCGATGGCTGCAACCCCGCTAAACGAATTGTAGGTTTGCTCGTTGACCCGAAAGAGAGATGCCAACTTGGCATTCTTCTCCTCTGATGAAAGTTTTGGGCTACTCGCAATCTTGCCAATCAAGCCAAAGAAACCGTCTTGCCACTGGTGCTCGTCGTCGTAAGACTCATGCACTTTGTGTGTATCGCCTTGAGGTATCAAGACCTTATGCTTTTTCTCCAAGACCTCAGAAATCGCTGGCACAGGTACAGTGACCGGCATAGGCATTGGCGAAGCGACAGCCCCAGGAATCGTCTCAATCTCCGTTTCATCGAGCATCCCCAATCCACAGTGAGCAAGCACCGTACGTCTAATAGCCTTGGTTGTAGCCTTCATGATGGCATTGGCTAGCTTTTCTCCTGAGAGGTTTGCAATGTCCACAGCGCCTTGATTCTCTGTGCTTCTTCCATCTTTTCCAGTGACTCGCGCAGAAACGCAATAGATTGATTCAATGCGTTCTCGGTTAGTAATAGCAGTGGACAATCCGTGCACACTGGATAGCTGCTGCGTGGCACCAGCGTTTGCGTACAGGACTTTCTTTCCATTAAGCACGAGCAAGTCAAAAGGCTTTGCACTGGGATCAAGACCGACTTGTCCACATCGATAGTTGTAATAACTGACGAGTTGTCGTTCAGACAAAGCACTTAAGTCTCCTTTAGTGACAATCGATTCGATCACAACAGGATCGAGCTGTGAGGTATTAACAAGTTCAGACATTCCAGTCTCCAATCTGAATGACATCAGGTTTCGTTTCAAATCCCCAAGAACCATCTCTAAACTGTGCAGAGCATGTTCTTGGGTCAAGTGCTTGCAGCATGTCCCAGGCTTGCTTCATCGCCGTGCAATAGCTTGCAAACTCAAGGGCAGTCTCTGGTTGTTCGCAGCAAGACAGCAAACGAATAACATCGCTATCAGGCCAGCCTGCTTCTCTCATAGATTTCAAAGCGTCTAAGAAATTCATTTGAGTAAGAACCTCCGTGAGCCTGTTGTTTCTTTCATGTACCGCTGGTAAACCTCTGGCATATCTTTCTCAAGTGCTGACTTATCGAAGCTCATCGAACCCTTGGCAGACTTCCAGGTTGCAAGCACTCGACCATCAAACGTGACAAGCGAGCTTGCATCCTTCATGGCTGCTTGCAAGTAAGCCTGTTGCTTTGCTTCTTGCTCTTCGAGCTTCTTGATATGTTCTTTAATGGTCTTGAGCTGTGCTGCGACTTGTTCAACATGCGAGTTAGCCAAAGCACTGTTGTCGGTTGATGATGGAAATAGCTTTCTAGCCTCGTCAGGGGTTGTAGGCATCGGTGGTGTTCTTGCCTGAATCGCACCCCATACGGCAGCTTCAGACTTGATAAGCCTTTCTTTTTCTTCCTCGGTAATCTGCTTATCGATAAGCACTAACTCCTGCCCACCAAACAGAACCGCCAAAACAACACGCTCCACGTTATGCACAGCTGCTTCATGAATGCACTGCACTGAGTCAGCAACCGGCATCAGACCAGTCTCTGGATCGTATTGGTTGCGTTTCATCGCGTTGTAGTTCTTAACTTCAACCAGCGTCTTGCCATCCTCAGAGATGAAATCAAAGTGACTACGCATCCAACCATGCTTGGCATGGGTTAGCTCATAGTCAGCATCTTTTAACGCAACCTTGAGCCTATTAGAGGCTTCTCTGCCGATACTTTCTTGCAAGAGCAAACCCCAGTTCATACGCTCTTGGCTTGCAGGGTCAAACTTGTTGCGTTCTTCCCAGTAAGCCTGATCGGTTTTCTTCAGATAAACCTCAGCCGCATGACCGTCTGCAATCTGTCTTGCATCCGTTGCAAAGATTGCTTTGCTTCGTTCTTCAAACGTGTAAATCATTGCTTACCCCTTCTTGTTTTGCCCAAGCCCTGGGCCATAGATAGCTAATAGATTTCCTAGCCTTTGCTTTCTTCAGATCAGATTCTTTAACCAGCCTTCCACCTGGAAGCACAAAGGTATTCTTTTGAGTGTAGTGAGGAACGATCATGATTTCTTCATAGTCATAAACCCTCATCCAGTCTCGATCTTGCATCCTGCCCCTAAAGAGCAAGTCATCAACGCTTCTCATATACCTACCTCATCAAATGCTGTTGATATGTTCTTCGTGACATCCTTACGCTTCATGGATAGCCAGAGTTGTTTCATGTCTTCCATCTCTGATATGAGCTTTTCAACGTCATCAAAGGCATAAGGCTCAAGCACCTCGCTTCGATAGCACATTGACCTGCTAGCCCAAGCAGCTCTCTCGATGAGTTTCCCCATCGCATCTCTGAGCTCTTTTTGTTCCCAGTAATCAAGTTTCATCTGTAAATCTCCAAGTTAGGTTGGTACAACAGAACAAAGTGTAGCATAGCTACACACTAGGAACATACGTTAAGCATACTCAAATCAACCATTCGTCAGATAACTT